ACGGCAAATCCAGTTCTGAGACATAGCCGAGAAACAAAACTTGGGGTTGAGGCTAAGTTATTGATTTCATGGTGAGCCCGGTGGGACTCGAACCCACGGCCCCAAGATTAAAAGTCTCGTGCTTACTCCTATTCCTCTTTTGTTACCAATAACTTGCATAAGATTCAGTTTCCAATTGAGCCAGGCACCCGCAAATCTGCCCCGCACGGCGTCTGTTTCGGAAAACGCGGTGTTCTTGGTTTGACCCACCTCGTCAGTTCGAGGGCTTGGCCTCGGGCGGTCGCGCCGCGGAGGCGTCGGGCACGAAAAAAGCGCCACGGTTTCCGCCGGAGCACCGCTGTCCATCAACTCACCGTCGCTCTTTACCGTACGGCTCATCCCGCCTAATGAAGCCGGTCCCTTTCGACACCGTCATCACCTCGACGGGGTAGCAGGGACCTGCGACAAAAATCATTCGATACGATATCGAAAATCGAACTCTAGCCGTCGACCCGACGTGCCCGGTCGAAAGCCATTTGTTTGCCGGTCTACAATTTCCGAGCAAAATCCATCATCTAAGGGTGTAACGCCATCCCCCAACCCAGCTTGCAAGGAGGAAGATAGCTTTGCACGCGCGTCGTCAAAACTCACCCTAGTACCACCGATACGAACAACAAGCACGGCGCCCGGTGCGAGAAGGGCCTTAAGACCTCGCCAGGCCTCTGCGAGAAACGCCCAATAGGCGGTCGAGGAGCGATGGCGATCATCAGCAATGCCACGGACCGGCTCCGCAGCACCGCCAAGAAACCACAGGCGAAGCCACTGGTCCTCCGAATAATCCGTCATATCTAAGTAAGGCGGCGAGGTAACAACAAGACGAACGCGGTGTCGAATTTTCTTAAATGTGCGACTCGCCTGCCTCGCATCAACCTCAGCCACGAGACCTTTCCGGCATGGCATCGGAGTGCTTAGCCTAAACGCGGTCATCTCACGGGTGACAGAAAAGACATCTCGCTTTGGTGGCTTAAGGTTATGACGTGTCCACCATGCAACTGAGTAGCTCTTCTTCGTGCTGATTGTCCGAGGCATTCGATTGCTTAGGCAGTTTGCTGTCTTGTGAGACTCGCCGTGTAAGCAGCCGAGCAACACAGCCGCTATGAAACAATCAACAGAATCCAACCTCCAATTAAGTGTCTTGCGCAAGAATAAGAGCTGCCGCATAGTTTCATCATGAAAGCACAATGAAAAGAATGGATCATCGGAAACCGGCAGTTCTGAATTGACCGATTCGGCCTCCAATTGCCGTAACCGTCGCATTAGAGCGGTACCAGAAGGCGGGTTGGCCTTGGCATTTGATAAGCACACAGCAACGGGATTCAGGTCCGTGCCGAACCCTAGCCGATCATGGAGAAGGCTTTCGAGGATCGTGGTCCCTCGGCCTGCGAACGGATCAAAGACGATATCACCTGGGTCTGTATGCGCCAGTAAATGTTTTCGCACGAACTGTTCCGGGAACATGGCGAAATACGGGCAAATGGAGTGGAGTTTGTTGCGCTTCACTGGGGTGCCTTTAGGCCGGTCCAGACAGTGTCCACCCAATTTCGAACTTGGGTCATTTCACAAGCGCGCTCTACCCATTCCGGCTTATCTCGTGCTACTGCGATGCCTTCTTCCACTAAACAGGCAATTCTACAACGATCCAGAATGACGCCCAGGTCGCGCGTGAGAGAAAGGTACCTACCAGCACGTGCAACAGATAGCGTCTCCGAACGCCGAACAGTGAGATCATGATCAAGCATGAATGGAATGAAAAGAGCCTCGATCGGTGGGCTGGCAGGAGCCACATTAAACCAGTCGCCGTGAAAGCTTCCTATAAAGCTTCGAGTGCCTTTTGAGGGGTATCCAGACCCAGAGGCACATTGGCCTAGAAGATAGAGCTTACCTGGCAGTCCATCGGGGAAGTCGCGCCACGCAATTACGTCAATTCCTCCATCCTTGGTATGGGAGGTAACACCGGGGCGAGCCGAGTGCTCAGTTCGACCCTCCCGCATTCGCTCTTCGTATGTTCGTCTGAGAGCTGTCAGAAACCCACTCCCGTCTGGGCGAGGTGACCCAAACGAAACCGCCGCGCCCCGAAGGAGGCCGGCCGCGGCAACAGTACTACACACCTGAAAGAGATGCGGTACCTCTGACTCGACCGGAGCAAAAACCGACCGCGCGATCATTTGTTGTCGTCGAAACTCGGAGACAAGCAGACAAAATAAATATGCGTATGGGCCGCTCTCCAGGGTGCCGTCGCGGAGTAGCAACATGGTTCCGGCGTCATTAATCGTAAAGGGATAGCAACCATTCGTTGCCTTTGATCGTCGATCCAACTCGTCAAACACTTCGGCTGCGAGGTTCTCCAGATGCGCATCGGCTTCAATGGTGTCATCTTCGTCTGGATCGCTCTCAACCTGACCAATTGCGATCAATTCTGAGTCATTGGTCCGATGTCTAGGACTGGCCAGCGTCTGAAGCTCCATCCAATCTGCAAGAGTGGGCGTTGATGCGTTCAGGACCGGTGGCGACAAGTTGGACATATCTCTAAGCGCCCTCGCCACCGATTTCGTCTTCCATCGATTTCACCAGTCGGCGGACCGTCCGATCCAGAGAGCGAGCGTTATCAAGCAATGCTGGATCGCGGTCGTACTCTGGAACGAGCGATAATGCTTCCTTCGCATATTGCCCGGCTTCGATAAGTGCGTCAGCAAACCGCCGCGAGCGAGGCTCTATGATCTGGAACGCCTCATCGAGGTCAACGCGTGCCAGGAGATGGCGCTTTGCAGCGGGATGCTGCAATACGTCATTCAGTTTGTTAAGGTCAGGATTTTGGGAACGGATAAGGGCAGGTTTGTCCTCTGTCCGATCTCCGTACAACCAGGTCATCATTTCGCGCAGCGCTGGAAGATGATCAGGATCGATGGGGTTTGCCAAGAACGACATTGCGCTCGGCTCATCAGAGAGCCCCAGATAAGACCGGAATCCGGGTCGCGACAAAGCGGTGTACAGATGTGAAAATGAAAACCGTCGTGCGGTGCGCGTATCACGATCGAAGCCGTTATCTTCAGCTTGTTTAAGTACCAGCCACCCAAATACCAAGCGTCGTACGGTGTTGTAGGTATCACCCAAGGTCTTGGCTATCACCTGAATGTCGCCGTTGTCAGCTAACCAACTTGCTGCATACTTTGCTTTAGCGAGCGAATCCCACTTATGGGGACCGTTGATGTGCTTGAAACCAATATATGCCCTCGCTTCCGAACGGCTACTGACTTCGTGGACCGTCAGATGCTCGATTGTGGCCTGCTTCGCGGCATCGAGAGGCGGAATGGTTACATCAAGTTCAGTTTGCAGCGCCGGCGAACGGATCAACTTGACCGCACCGAGCCTACGGTTTCCTTCCAACACGATGTACTGATCTTGTTGATCCTGACTCCTCAAGACCAGTAGCGGCTCAAAATCTATGAATCCGGACGTCGAGATTGACTGGATTAGCTCGTTGAGATCCGCCTCCTCATACAGGAATTTGATGATGGCGGCGTCATTCCCACCCGGAAAGTCGACAAAGCGGGGGTTTTCCTGGTCAAACTGGAGTTGATCGACCGGCACCTTGTAGAGGTGGCCGACTGGAGGTGGGGAGGACGACGACGCAGGATTGTTGGCAGCCATTATGCGGTTCACTCCCCTGTCTGGCCGTCGATTGCATTGAGATAGGCGTCTATCGCATCGAGCATAACATCCTGTCCTGTCCGCCGAGCTTCAAAGCAGTAGCGCCGCAATTTCTCATCTACCGATATTGGTAATTTCACAGTTTTTGCGATCATCGCTTCAACGTGCGTTCGGTCAGGTGCACGCGTGGCCGCTCTCTTGGGCACTTGATCTGACGGAGTGCCCATCGCTCTTGATAGACCTGCGCGGCGTGCCATTTCTGGTGCTCCTTGCGAACTTACGTGCGTATAGAAGTACTGCCATGCGCGCCGCAAGGGGCCACAGGCTCGACCGGGGTTGCGCGTGCCCGTTCGCCTGAAGCTCGCCGACGAGGTTAACGATGTACGGGCGCGCCGAGGAGTGCCACGGGTAACGAGAACCACCAGATCGCAGAATGGACAGGAGGGTCGCTCAGGTCACTACGGCGGGTCGTGAGAATACGATCTCAGGTGTCGCTCGCGACCAGCCTCTGCTTGGCCGCGCCTGGCCCTACAGTCGAACCGCGAGGGGGGCGACGCCATCAAGCGGTTCAACTCAAGCCCGGTTCGACGGCTTCGCAACATTCCCCGAATGTCGACGGGAAGCACGACACCATCGGCGGCGAACCCAGTCCACAGGGTCCGTTCACAACGTTACCTCGACGGGCACCGGGCGGATATTCACCTCGCTGCGGGCACAAAAAAGGCGCCAGGGTTTCCCCCGGCGCACCGCTTTCCCTCAATTCACCGGTCGCCGCGCTCCCGCGACCCGGCCCGCCCCGTGCTACGTCATGGCACGTTCAACGTCAGCACCGTGCCAAAACCGGCTGACGGCACGGTCTGCGCCTGATCGGTGGGCAGCGCGAACGTAACGCGCAGCTTCAACAGATACTCGCTCATCATTCCATCCGATCGCGTCGTGGTCAGCAATAGCGTGTAGCACCGCGTCGGCTGTCCGCCCGTCGCCGTGAACGTCACCGTTCCGGCGCCATAGCCAAGCGCCGAGATCGCTAGCTCGCCGGTACCGGACGGCGCGCAGGCAAGCGACAGGCCGGTCAGCACCTGCTCATCGAGCCGACTGATCCGATGCCGATATTGCCTGACCATCCCTGGTAGTTTCGTATCCAGCCAAATCGGCTCGATACCGAACGGAACGCCGCGCAGCGACCCCTCGATATCGTCCATCACCACCTGACCAGACAGCCGCCGCCGCCGCCGGCCGCACCGGCATAGGACACACCGCTCGGACATCCCGCGCCCGACGCGCCGCCGCCCCAGAAATAGCCCTGGCGACCGGTCGTGCCGGAGTTGATCATGCCGCCGCCCATCGGCGCGCCACCGCCCATGCCGCCCTGGATGCCGATCGCCGTCATGCCGTCGCTGCCCGTCACGTTCTGATCGCCGCCGATGCCATAGCCGGCGATGTTGCCGAAGCTCGGCGCCGCGATGCTGTTGAGTGTGTTGATCGTGCCGCCGGTCGCGCTGCAGTACGAGCCGAACGACGAAGTGCCGCCATTGCCTGGCATCAACGAGGAAGTTCCCAGGTTCCCGCCCGCACCGACCGTCACCGTGATCGACTGGCCAGGGGTCAACCCCAGGATCAACTTCTTGGTGTAGCCGCCGCCGGATCCACCGCCGCCGCTTATGGTGGTGGTCGAAGCCCAGGACCCGCTGCCACCGCCCCACAACTCGACCGTGACCGCATTCACGCCGGCCGGCACGACGAAAGAGTCCGATGAAATGAACGACAGGACCCCATGATTGAGCCCGCCACTCGTCGCGATCAATGCCCGGATCGCCGCCAGCAACTGCGTAAAGTTGGTCCCGGTGGTGTCGGCCGTGATGCCGCCGGCGGCCAACACCACCATCAATTCCTCCTGGATCATGGTCATGTACCAATAACGAAGTCGCGTCGCCACCGAGACACCAGGCACCGCCGGCGCGAAATAGCCTGTCGGCCCGGACAGCGACGGCGCCGGGACCAACGTGGCCGAAGCCGTCGGGTCAGTAATCCGCTGCATTAAATTCCCTCACGATGAGAAAGTGAAAAACACAAAGGTCTCGGCTGGAGCGTCCGCCGTGATGCGGCAAACGAGTTCGCCGGCGTCATAAGTTTCCAACGCGTCATCGACACCCGACTCATCGACCGAGAAGTAAAAGCTCACTGCCTGCGGCGCGGTCACCTCCCAGACGAAAGCCCAGTCCGGCTCGCTAAGCGGCAGATCGCACGACATATCGACCGTGGACGGCGCGAACTCGGTGATGGTGATGGTGAAACCGAGGTCAGCGGCCAGCGCGGTGAAATACGCGATGGTCAGACCACCCCGCGCGCCCCACTTCGCCCGCACCGCCGCCTGCCGTTGCTCGATCGAGGGATTGGCCGCGGTGCAGGCATCGGGCAGGCCGAGCGATGACTCCCACTCGCCCAGCAGGTTCGTCGTGGTGTCGGGGCTGGCATCGAGCAGCACCTGTGCCGCCGCGCCCGCGTTGCGGGTCCAGGTCGGCGCCAGCGCCAGCATCAGCGCCGAAAGCATCGACGAAGCGTCGCGCCGCCAGACGCGGCCGCGCGGCATCAGCCGTAGCAACGCCTGCTGAAAGTCGGAGTCGCCCAGCGGTGGAGGGACAGCCATCAGGTGATCGTCCCGAGCGTTAAGAGGTAACCGACCGCCGACGTGATCGGCCATGAGTTGGGCGCCAGCAGCGAGAACGACGGCATGCCGGCGATGGCGCTGATCGCTGTATCGATCTGGCTTTGCACCAACGAGGTGGTCGCCAGCGGCGAGTCGACCGCCACGAACAGCGCGGTCAACGCTGCCGCCACCTGAGCCTGTTGCGCCGACGAAATCGTTCCGGTGGACCACAGGATGATGAAATCGACGGGCGAGGCCTGCGGCGCGGCCGCGTAAACGACCGGCGTCACCGGGCGTAGCGGGTAGATGAAATTCGCCACCGCGAGCTGGTCGCCCGTCGCCGGGCTGGCGCGTGATTCCAGCGCCGCGACGCCGTTCGTGCCCTGCGGAAATCCGCCATACGCGGCCTCGGCCACGTCCATCATGAAGTAGACGACGACGGTCCCGTATCCCATGCCGACCGGCGAGCACCACGCCCTGGTGACGCCGGGAACCTCCAACGCCCAGGTCACGTAATCGGACTGGTTGCCGCCGTGCGGCGGCGCGCCATAGCTTTCCAGCATCCGCGCCTGCAACGGCGGGTCGAGTTCCAGGTCGGCGCCGCCGGTGATCGGACCCGACGCCGCGCCATCCGAGTTGACGCCCCAGATCACCGTGGCGAGGGTCAACGGCGCGCCGCTGTCGAGGTTACCGTTCGATCCCGCCACCAGTGCGACGATCGTCGCGGTGACATTGCCGCCGACCACCGAAGCCGTCGCCACCGTGGCGTACTGCACGCCATCGCTTCGGTTGCACACCGTTCCGGCCGGCAGGTTGGCGTCGCCCTCGGCCGGCCACGTCGCCGGACCGGACGCGAAGGTCGGCGCCTCGCGCAACACCGGGGTCGGCGCCATCGCCGCCCACCCCTCCAGGTATTCGCCCGTGGCGGTGAATGGAGTCGATTGCAACGAAATCCAGTCGAGGTAGCCCTCATGCAGATAGGCCATACCGGCGACGGCCCAGGCCAGCACGCGCAGCACGGCACGGCGCAGAAAGCCGTCCGCGTTCGGCAAATCCGACGCGGTGATGTCCTGCATCGCCTGGGCGCGCAGGGCGGTCAGAGTATTTCTTGGAAAAGGCACAATCAGGATTCCTGCGGCCACGCATAATTGAAGATATTCGGTTGGCCGTTCGCCACGATGGTAACGATCGCGCCGATACCGCCTGGGCCGGTGAAGAACGTCGTCGCGTCCACCGAGGACGCGACGCCATCGGTCACCATCCAGGCATGGCAACGGATCACTTCATCCCGCAGCCAGTTGAGCGTGTCCTGCGTGCGCGGCCGGGCGAACGCCTGCCAGATTTTCGAGCCCGACCGATCGTTGGGAATCGCGGTGAGCGCCGCGTCCTCCAGCGCCGCATAGGTGTCGTACCAGACGCCTCGCGGATCTGGGTCGTAGACGATGTCGCCGGGGTCGGCCTGCGCGTCGGTGAACATGCTGATCAGCGAAGCGGTCTCGAGGTCGTGGCCCAGTTCCAGGCCAGCGCCGAGCATGTTCATGTCGCCGGTCCCGGTGGTCGGGTCCCAGACGATGCGAATGTCGCCCATCGTGCTAACCGCCTCGAGACGAATGACGCATCGCGTTCGCTTCGCGACCGCCTGCAAGATGCGTCATCAGGTGCCCGGCGTCGGTGCGACGGTGCCGGCGGCGGCGCTGCCGGTGCCGTGCTTGTGGGTCTGCACATTGACCTGATCCCCGCCGCCCGCTCCCGCGATCACCGAACCCGTGACGGACAGGTTGCCAGTCAGCGTGTAATTGCCCGCGTGAGCAACGTTGCCGGTCAACGTGATGCCCGACGACGTCAACCAGACGCGATGGCCGCGGCTGTCGTAGAGTGCCGAATCGCCGGCCGCGAGACCGCGTAGCCGATAGGTCTGGTGACCGCTGGCGATGATCACGGCCTTGGAACGGTCGCCATCGAGATACACAACCTGCATGTCCGCCGCGACCGGCGGCGCGCCGGTCACGCCATACCCATAGAGCACCGGGATTTTGTCGCGGATCGAAAGCGCGTCGAGCTGCGCCTGCACGGTCTGCACCGGGCCCGTGTCGTCGACGTTCATGGTGGTTCGCGCCAGGGCGAACGGCGACGCTCGCCGACGCAACAGCGTATCGATTTGCCGCTCCAGAAAAGCGACTCTCGCTTCGAGCATGGCCGACATTCGGCCTCCGATCAGGTGGGCGGGACGGTGGAAGGTGGCGCCGGCGACTGCGCGGCGCGCGGCGAATTGCTCAGTTCGTTGTCGAACAGGTTGAGCGGGTTCGGATCGGGGTCGAAAGCATGCGGCGGCATCAGGGTCAGGTCGGCGTGCGTGCCGCTCATGTCCTTACGATAGGTCACCGTCCCGATGATCCAGTTCGCGCCGGTGATGTCGGCCGCCGGCGCCTCGATCGGCGCCAGCATGTTCGGCGTCCACAGCAGGCCTTTCGCGTCGCGCCACGAATCACAGGAAATCTCGGCGGCCTGACTGCGGCCGATGCGGCGCGCGCACTCCCAATTGGCGCGCTGCAAAGCAATCGCGTCGTTCCCGGCCGCCTGCTGCGCCGCGTCCGGAATTGGCGCGATCTGTTCGGAAACGATGATCTTCAGACGATACTCTCCCAGAGTGTCGTCTTTCTTGACCGCGCGCCGGTTCAACGGACTGCCGAGGTCCGCGAGCTGGTCGACGCCAAACCACACCACCACGTAATCGGAGTAGCGTTGGTCGACCGCCTGCTCAGCGCGGATCGCCTCAATGTTGCCGGGCAAGGAAAACCCCGACGCATGCGTCTTGGTGCCGACCCGATCCAGCACGAGGGCGCCGTTCTCATCCTCGTAAACCAGGAAGCCGGCGTAACGGGCGACGGACTCGATGATTTGATAGGGCGTTTCCCCGAGCAGGAACACGTGACCCGTGGGGATCGCCACGCCCAGATCGGACACCGCCGACCGCGCCGTGATCCCGTACGCCTTGCACAGCCGCTGCGCGACCACGAGCGTGTTGGCGCCGCCGACGTTGCCGCCGAAAAGGTCAGGATCGCTCATGAGGTCGGCTGAGCAGTCCACCAGGTTGCGGGTTTTCCCGCGCCCCGTGAGGGTCACCTGATGGTTGTGCGCGTCGATCGGAATTGACCGGCGATCGATCCATCCGGTGATGACCAGATCGGAGCCGATATAGATTTGGCACGGCCGGCCGGGGCGGGTTCCGGCGAGCGCATCGGTGTCCTGGAGGAATTCAGCGCTGGCCGTTAGGGCCCAGGCGTTCGGCATGGACTCGCAGGAGCGGGTGATGGTTACGGACTGCCAGCCCTGGAAGCGGGTGGTGCCGACCTGGATGGTGACGGCGTCGTCAATGGGAGACGATGGGGACATCATGGCCCGATTCGCCGGACTGCCGGCCAACAATTGACAATTAACGGCGGAACGTGATGCAGTTCCGCGCGCCGTAACGGCTGCGGTCGTGGTTCATACTCATGCCAACGTTGATACAGGGCGTAGCTCATCAGCATGTGGGCCTTCGCCCGGCACGGGATTTTCGTTCGGCACGCTTGGCTACGTATCATGATGATGAATGGGCAATGCCAAATGACATCCGATCTGTTGAATGAAGCCTCTGCGGACGGGAAGGAGATACTGATTGGACTCATAGTCGCGCTTGTCAGCTTTGCGAGTGGCTATGCGTGGCAAGGTTTTCGGAAATTGAGGACCTTGAGAGCGGCATTGCATTTCTGGAAGCCCATACTAAAAGAGAAGATCGTTGTAGTCGTCGGTCGTCACAATGAATTCGTCGAATTCGAGCAATCGGGGTTCATTGGTACTGGGGATGCTAGGGCTCTCGCTGATCTTGAGAAATGGTTCCGCAATATTGGGTTCGATAATTATGTTGTGATGTATTCGGAGGAGGTTGGTGATTCCGAGTTGGAGGAGAACATTATCTCTTTGGGAGGGCCAGACGCAAACTCAATATCCTATGCACTTTATTCTCGCTTCGAAAATACCGATGTAAAGTTCGGTGATAAAGACAAATATGAGATCAGCATTCATGGAAAGTGTGGAACGTACTCGCCTCGTGTGTCTGGTGGCGAAGGCGTGGATTTTGGAGCGATATTTCTCAGACGAAATCCCTTCAAATCGTCTCGGTGGTGCTTGTTGATCGCGGGAAGCTACGGTTATGGTACATGGGCTGGAGTTCGGTTCTTGACATCGTCTGACATGCCCATGTTGCGGCACGTGACTTCCGTGCCAGTCGAACTGATCATCACGGCTGACGTGATTCGAGGCTATCCGAAGAAGATTGAGACGGTTGAGGTGCACGTCGATACCCAAAATAATGAGTCGGGCACCCCCAAAATCCGTCAAAAATCGGCGCAATTGGCACCCTTTCGATCCGGTAGGCACTAATGACCTCGAACTTGTCTCCGGCTTTCCAGCAGTACTCCTGACAGGCACAATTTATGGCAAAACTCTCCTTTCATACACTCGACGAGCAGTATCGTCCGCTCATGCTACGAGTTGGGAACGACTATGGCGAATTCGAGCGCAAGTGCGGAGGATTCTCAGGCAACATATATATGTTTGCTCATCCGAGCAAATGGCCGAAATATGTCTGCGCAAAAGTCCCGAGAACATCCAAGGGCGTTGATGCGAAAGAAGCGGCCACGCGGTTCCTTCGAGAATTGAAGATACAGAGGGAACTCTATTACCACCAGTTTGTTCACTGGCCTTTTGAATTCGGTTTTGTTCTGGACGGAACGTGTCAACGACTTTGATACAGCCGGGTTCGGAATTTAAGCTCGATAGCTCAGCATCGATCGAGAGGTTTTCGTCTGGGCAAGATGGTTGGTCCTTCGTCCTGGCTCCGGCCGGC